GTACACAAAAAATACTTGGTAGTATGTCAAAAGTATTAGATTTAGCAACAGTTGCTAATATTGACTTAGCAAGTGCTTCAGATATTACTTCTAATATTATGTCTGGTTTTGGGATAAGCGCAGATGAATTAACGAATGTTGTTGATATATTAGCGACAGCAAGTACTAGTGCGAATACAAATGTACAACAGTTAGGTCAAGCTATGAAATTTGCTGCCCCAGTTTCAAAAGCATTTGGTGTAAGTATAAAAGATACTGTAGGTATTCTTTCAGTATTTGCTGATGCAGGTATACAAGCTACAATGTCTGGTACTGCATTAAGAAGAATGCTGTTAAGAATAACAAACCCATCTAAAAAAGCTCAAAAATTTTTAAGAGCTTATGGTATAACAGCCGCAGATTTAAATATTAAAACTCTTGGATTTACAAAAGTAATGAAGAATTTGGAACCCGTTTTGAATGATAATAGGGCGAGTTTTGAACTATTTGGATTACAAGGTGTAACAACAGCTAATGTTATAAAAGACAATATTGATAAATTAGGTAAATTCGATAAAGTCTTATCAAATGTAGATGGAAGTGCAAAAAAAATGGCTAAAACTATGCAAGATAATTTAAAAGGTGATATCTTGCAATTAAAATCTGCTATTGAAGGATTAACATTAGATACTGGCGAGAAAGGTTTAACCGGAGCTTTAAGAGGAGCTACACAAGGAGCTACAAAATTTTTCAGATCAATAGGAAAACCAAGAGAAATAGGAGAGGTTTCAGATTCTATGGAAGGGTTATTGACTACAGTAGAATTATTGGGATTGGCTCTTTTTCATGCAGCAGAAGGATGGAAAACAATATTCGCAGCTGTTGGAAGAGGGCAAAAAAACGCAGATATTTTTCGCTCTTCCACTCCTGAAGATTAAAAAAAAATACAAAAAGAACGAAATCCAGGTGAATCTTTAAGTGTTGCACAAAGAAGAATTGAACTCAGAGAAAGAAAATCCGCTGCAACATTTTTAAATCTTGAGGGGCAAATAAATATAAGTGGTGCTCCTTCAGGCTCTTCAGCAGAAATGTCAACTTTCGGGAATTCAGAAGGTAATTTAGGTATGAATATGAGCTTTGCACCAGGAGGTATTATATAATGGCTAGATTTGATACAAATTTTCCGTTTAGTAGACTTAGAAAAGGTAAGTTTAGAGGTTCTCCATTTTTTATACTAAAAGATGGTGATACTTCTGGCGGTCGTAAAACAGTTACTCATGAATATCCTAATTCAAGTAGGCGTTTTGTTGAGGATTTAGGGGGCAGAAAAGAAACATATAGTCTTGAGATTTATACAGATACAACAATTAATTTTAATCAAAGAGATTCATTAAAAAAAGCTTTAAATCTAAGAGGATCTGGGAAACTTGTTCATCCATTCTTCGGACAAAAAAATGTAAGTGTAAAAGGATGGACTCTATTCAACGATTTTGGATGGTCAAGATTTAATGTAACTTTTGAAGAAAGTGATTCTGCGGTTTTACCGATAACCGAAAATGGTAATAAATCTTTATTAGATAGATTAAAAGATTTAATTAAAAGCTTAGGTGAAACAAATATAACTGATAACTTAACTGTAGGAGATGCTGTTGCAAAAAGTTATAAAGCATTTAACGATTTTTCTACAGCTGTAGAAGATTTTAGTGATGAAATGCTTGAAGTTGCTAATGCTACATTAAATGTTACAAGCGAGCTCTCAACATTGACGAATACACTAAATGATACTTTAGATAATACAGCACTACTGATAAAAACCCCTTCTCTACTTGGAGCAAGAATAAGTGATTTATTTACTCAATTTGAATTAATAGGCGAAAGAACAATTGATCAATTTAATGCTACAAAGAAACTTTTTGGATTTGGAAGTGACGATGAGAGTTTAAAAGAAGATACTCCACAACAAAGAGCAATAAAAGATAATAGGTATCTTTTAAATATTACAGTTAGAGCAAATTCCTTAGCTTCTGGATATGTAGTAGGTGTTGATATCGATTTTAATAATAATCTAGAGTTAGAAGAGATAAGAGGAATTCTAGAAACAGAATACCAAAGTTTAATTCTTATTGCCGATGACGATACTCTTGATTTACTTAAAAATATTAGAAGTAAAGCGGGTATAGTATTTGAGAAACTTGCTAATACTGTGCCAAAAGTCTATACAGTAAATCTTGTGTCAACACAAAATATTCACCAAATCGTTTATAATTATTATGGTAATTTTTCTAATTATACTGATTTCCAAGATAAAGTTGAACAGATTTATTCTTTAAATACTTTTTCAAATCCTTCAAAAATTAGAGGGGAGGTTAAATTATTAGCATGACAGTAGATATTTTTGATACAACAAAAGATGTAGTAAAACTTATAATTACAAGAGGAACTTCTTTTATAGATCCTATTGCCGGATGGACAAACATAAGTATAAATAAATCTTTGGAAAATCTTAGCGGTGCTTTTTCTATAGGAATGACTCAAGAATTAAAAGCTACTGGGGGTCTTAGAAATCAAATTATAAGAAAAGGCGACGGATGTATTTTAACAATTAATGATAAACCAATTATTACTGGTTTTATTGATGACGTAACTATTGGATATACAACAACTACTCATACAATTCAAGTAACTGGACGTGATAAAACTGCCGATTTAATTGATAGTAGTTTAATAGGAAGTGCCGATTTTTCAGCTTCTTATACACCTAAAAAACTTGTTGAACATATACTATTTGTATTAGGAATAACTGGAATAAAAGTATTAGATAAAACTGGAGTTAGCTTATTATATGAAGAAGATTTTAAAGCTAGTACTGGTAAAAATGCATGGATGCAATTAGATAAATATTTACAAAAAAAAAGTATATTCGCAACGGTTGATGTTGACGGGAATATAGTTTTATTTCAAGGCTCTCTTGGAAATACAAATCAAGCCTTATTTCATTTTGGAAGTAGCAACCCAAATAATTCTATGAATAATATTAAAAGTGGTAATCAAATTGATAGTGAAATTAATAGATTTAATAAAATTTCTATAGTTTCTCAGTCTACAAGTGATATTTCTGATGGATCTTTTAATGAACAAGGCGGTGATTCTTTTTCTGCAATAGATTCAACAATTAGAAGTACACGACAATTAGAAATTGTCGCTAATTCAAGTTTAACAAGTGCCGAGTGTCAAGATTTAGCAGATTTTCAGAGGAATATAAGACAAGCAAGAGGAACTAAATATACTTATGAAGTTCAAGGATTTACTCAAATAAATGGGGATTTATGGCTTCCAAATTATGAAGTTTATGTAAACGATGAGTTTTTTAATATAGAAGATTATTTCTTAATTAAATCAATTAATATGGTTAAAAATAATGATGCAGGAACAATAACGACACTTGAGGTGGTAGACAAACTAGCATATACATTAAGAGAACCAATAGCAATAAAAAAATCAGAGGAGCTAGATTTTTAATGATGAATTTCGCAGGATTATTAACAAAAATATCTACTACTGGTAAAATTTTCCAAGTAAAAAGTTTTTTTAAAACTGAGGAGAAAATACCGAATATAACTAATTATGGTTTTTTCTCGTGTCCACCATTAAATAGTAAAGTAGTTATAATTGAAGATGCTTCTGGAAATCATTATGCGATAGGATGGCAGGATAGTAACAATTCACCGTTAGTTTCCTCTTTAAAACCTTCTGAAGCAGTCGGTGGTAATTTTACCGCAGGAAGTATCATAAAATTCGATGAAGATGGAAATATTGATGTAACTTGCAATGGAAACGAAACAGTAACAATAACAGGAGATTGTACGATAACTGTTGCTGGAGATGTAAATGTAAATGTAACTGGAGATGCTTCAATAAGTGCCGATAATATAACCGCAACTGCATTAACAAAGGCAACGGTTACGGCTCCAGTAAGTGAGGTAACTTCAACAACATCTTGTACAGTTACAACACCAATTGCAAATATAAATAGTGCATCAATTGATTTAGGAACAGGAGCAGTTTTAGGAGTTGCGAGAGCAGGCGATGCTGTAAGTGTTGATCCTATTACACATATTGGAACAATAACCGCAGGAAGTGCGAACACAAGGAGCATATAATGAGCAATTTAGCATTTACATATAACGAAGTAGAAAAACATTATGATTTATTTGGCTCAAGTGGTCATTTAGCAAAATCAACTGGTTTAGATTCTCAAATATTAGCGGGTCATTTTGTTGATTCTAGAGCAGATGATAGTGAACAACCAATTAAAGAATTACAAAGAGGATGGGCTGGTAATATAATTATAAGCGATATACCAAACTATGAAATTGGATGTAAACAATGGATTTATACTGAACAAGCAAAAACAACAACTGAAAACGCTGAAGCTATTATTGATACAATAAGAAATGATGGTGTGCAATGGATGATTGATGATGGGCTTTGTAAAGATATAGAAATAGAATTGTATAATATAAATTCAAAAGAAGGTTATATTATTTTAGATGAAACTTACACCATTGATGAAAATAATATAATTAAGAAGAGAGTAACATTATGGCAAAATACTTCTTTTCAATAATGTATCTAATACTAAATTGAAGCCCATTTATTGCGTATAGTATAAAACAAAGTTATCTTTTAATATTATTAACTAGATAATATAAGATGGCTTTTACAGTTCCAACACAAAGAGAAATATATCAAAGAGTTATAAGGGATGTAATAACATCTTATAATACAGATTCTGATACTACTACTCATATAGATCCATCTTTAAGGAATAATCCAGAAGGTGCTTTTGCTTATGCTTTAAGCCAACAAAGTGATTCTATTAACAAACTTATTAATAGGCTTGTTGATAATTTATTTCTTGATACAGCAGAAGATGAGTATTTAGTAAGACTTGCTTCATTGCCACCTATAAATTTAACAAAAAATCCAGCTACAACATCTACTGGCTCAATGACGTTTACTGGTACTACAGGGGTAATAATTCCAAGTGGAACGACATTAACAAAAACAGACGGTACTTTATATACTACCAAATCCGCTGGCACAACTGCCGCTCAATCTATTTCTGTTTCTATAACAAGGAGCGGAACAACCGCAACAGGAACAACGGCATCTGATCATACTATAGGCGTTGGAATGGAAATTGTAATTGCCGGGGCTAATCAGACTGAATATAACGGAACTGTTACTATAGTTACTGTTCCAGCGGCTGATGAATTTACTTATGTAATTACAGGAACTCCAGCTACACCAGCAACAGGAACAATAACAGCTTCTTATGATGGTGTAAGTATAGCAATAGAAAGTAGTGATGCTGGAGTTGATTCAAATATAGAAAGTGGTGGCATTTTGACAATATCAACACCAATTGCAACAGTTGATAGTACTGTTTATACTCAATTTGCTGGTGTGAGTGGTGGAACTGATGAAGAAACAACAGAAGATTTTAGAGCAAGAGTAATAGAAAAAGGACAAAATCCTGCAACACCCTTTTCTTCTGAAGCGATTAAAAGTTTAGCAAAAACAATAAGTGGTGTTACTAGAGTTTGGGTTGAAGAAATTACTCCAGCAGAGGGGCAAGTAACTATTTATTTTGTACGAGATGATGATTCAAGCATTATTCCAGATGCCGGAGAAATATTAACTGTAAAAACAGAAATTTTAACAATAAAACCTGCGCATACAGCAGATGCAGATGTAATAGTATCAGCTCCAAGCGCGGTATCAATTGATGTAACATTTAGTGCTTTGAGTCCGAGTTCAACAGAAATGGAAACAGCAATAACAGCAAGTTTAAACGAATTTTTTACTAGTGAAAATGAAGTTGGAGAAGATGTAGAACTTAATCAAATAACGAATTTAATTTTTAATACTATTGACTCTACAGGCGTTCAACCAACAAGTTTTACCATAACGGCTCCAGCGATTGATACAACAATTGCTGCTGGAGAAATAGGAACTTTAGGAACTGTATCATATTAAAATGAAAGCTAGAATAGATTATAGAACACAAGATGAAATAACGAATAGCTTAGCTCAAAGCTTTCCAAGAGGTAGATTGTTTCAAGCTGTTAATATTGATGGAAGCAATATAAGAAAATTATTAAGTGGTCTTGCATTAGAAATCGCAAGAATAGAAGAAAAAATAAGTAAAGATATTTATGAAGCTTATTTTATTAATGAAGATATGGATGGACTATTAGAAGAGTGGGAAAGTTATTTAGGAATTCCAGATACTTGTTTTTCTATAATAGGAAAAACGAGAGATGAAAGAATAGAGCAAGTAACTGTTAAAATGAGTATGTCAGCAGTTGTAACTGAACAAGATTATATAGATTTAGCTGCAATATTTGGATATACAGTTGAAATTTTATCTGGTATAGAACTTGGGGCTTTTCCTTTGATATTACCTTTTGTTTTAGGAACGGCAAAGACTTTAAGATTTACGATGATGATTAGGCTGCCAAGTAGTTTAGCTCCTACATCAGTTTTTCCATTAACACTTCCTTTCATTTTAAGTAGTGGTGGAAGTTCGATTATTGAATGTTTATTTAACAAACTAAGACCATCAAATGTGGCGATAGTTTATGATTATACTTTATAAAGGATTATTATGGTAGCAATTGCGACGAAAGTAAACGGTGATACAGTATCAGCAACAGAATTTAATATGTTGCCTGATGAATTAGAAAATGTAGTAACAGCTGGTAGTGGAACACCTGCAGCTGGAACTTTGGATCAAGTAGCTAAAGCGGTAGTTGATATTGCTGCCAATTCTGATTTTTATACAGAATCTGGAGCTGCAGATGCTTATGTTTTAACAGCAACTTCACCTAATGAATCACCTCAATTTTATAGAACTGGAATGAGAGTTCGTTTTAGAACCTCGAATGTTAATACAGGAGCTTCAGTAATTAATGTAGCAACTCTTGGAAGTAAAAATATTAAAATGCAAGATGGCTCTACTAACCCAGTTGCTGGAGATATTTCTATTACAGAGGAAAATAAAGCAGTTTATGATGGAACATCATTTAGATTAAAAAGACAACATAGAATAATACAGATTGTTAATACTCAGACTGGAGCGGTAGCAACTGGTACGACTGTAATGCCATTTGATGATACTATTCCGCAGAATGATGAAGGTGATGAATATATGACACTTGCAATCATACCTACTAAATCTACAAATAAATTAAGAATAGATGTTAATTTAGGGTTAATGAGCGTCAACGTAGCCGCTCAAATTAGTGCTGCATTATTTCAAGATGCAACAGTTGGAGCTTTAGCAGCAGCATCTCAAGTAGAGAATCCATCTGATTCTGGAAGCCAAATAACTTTTTCTTATTATATGGCTGCTGGTACTACAAGTTCAACTACTTTCAAAATAAGAATTGGTATATCAACCGCTGGAACTTTAACATTTAATGGCTCTGCTGCTAGTAGAATTTTTGGAGGTGTATCGTCTTCATCTATAACAATAACAGAAATAGGGGTTTAAAAATTTATACTTTTTTAATAAACTTAGCTGGATTTCCAGCATAAATACAATAGTCTTTTACGTCTTTAGTAACAATACTGCCAGCCCCTATTACGCTATGCTTACCTATTATTACACCAGCAAGGATGATTGCTCCACTTCCTATTTGAACACCTTCTTTAATTAAGATTGGTTTTTCAGTTGCAGTATTTTGTCTTTCAAGATTGAATTTATTATAATCATGCCCCCTAGCTAAAATCATAACTTTATGACCAAAAAACACATAATCTTCAATAGTTATACTTCCTTCTTTATCTCCAGCATTTAATAAAGCATCTACTAGGCATACTTCATTTCCTATTATGATATTTTTATGTCCATTGTAGATTTTGAAGTCTTTATCATAATGAACATTTTTCCCTACATTTTTTATTTTTTGAAAGTCGATTTTTGATTTAGATTTTTTAAACATTTTAAAACCTTAATATTATTAATATCCTTATCACAAGGAGGGTAGGTGATAAGAACTACCCCAAAATAAATTCTACCCTTTTCTACTTAATAGTCAATGTATTTCATACTAAATCTACCCACAAAACTTCCGTTATTCAACAATTCATCTTATAGTTAAAGTATTAATATTGATATAATTGGAGTTTCAAAATGACACAAACAAAATATACACAAGAAAGATTAGAAGAAGTAACCGCAACAATAGCAATAAGTACAACAACAAGTGATGCTATTGATTGTTTAGGAAAGGTTTTGGTTGGATTAATTACTCCGGCAGCTTTTACTGGAACAAGTTTGACAATTCAAATTTCAATGGATGGATTTACTTATAAAACTTTATATAACACTTTAGGTTCGGCTCCAAGTATTTCAGTTGGAGTTGACAGGCATATAGGTATCTTAGCACAAGATTTTGCTGGAGCTAGATGGTTTAAACTAGTTTCAGGAAGCACCGAGCTTGCAGCAAGAGAAATAACAGTAATTTTAAGAGGTATGTAAAATGAGTGATTTATTAAGTAGTTTATTATCAAGGGCTGGAACCCTTGCTTATGATAATTCTAGTAGTGGTCTTGTTGCAGATAATGTACAAAATGCTATTGACGAGATAGTTGCTTGTGGTGGAGGAAAACCATTCGCGACAACATTAGTCGACCCAGCACTGAATGTCATTACTCAAGCAATGATGGATGATAATAGTGGTGTTGTAATTACATTGACAGGAGCAGGTAATAATCAAACATTACCATCACCAACAGACACAACACCTGGAAATATCAAATTTACAGTTATTAACAATGATTCGTCAACTAACTCTATTAATATCATTGGTGGAACAACATCTACTTTAGACCCAGGAAAGAAAGTACAATTTATTTGGGAAGGGACTACTTATGCTGCTTCGGAAGCGGAAGGAATTTGGTTGGATGATGGAACTGATGTAAAACTTCAAAATTCAACAAGAAATATAGACGCACAAAATGGTGATTTAAAAGGTGCTGGAGCTACATTATCAGGATTAAATACGGCAGGTGGTATTGTACAAACTGATGGTTCTGGTGTTTTAAGTACATCGGTTGACATTCCTACAGCGAATACTATAGGTGGAAAATATATTTATAGAGCCGATGGCACGGATGTTCCTATTGCTGATGGTGGTACAAATTCAAGCGCCGCTTTAGGAAATGATAAAGTTATGGTTTCCTCAGGTGGAGCGATTATTGAAAGTGCAACAATTACAACAACAGAATTGGGATTACTAAATGGTATAGCTTCGGTTTCAACAGGAGTTGGAGATAATGACAAATTCGTAACTCAAGGTTATGTTGATGACTCTGTAGCTACCGTAGATACATGGGACGAGGTAATGCACTTGGGGAACTCATTCACTGTACTTAATACTGAAAATATATCTGCCGAGATTACTCAGAATGATGTTACAAACAACCCAGCGGCTCTAATTATAGCAAATACTGGCTCTGGGAACGACATCACATTGCCAAATAGTTCTTCTATAAAGAACGGTGCTTTATCCTTTGTAGGAGCTACATTATCTGGATTAAATACTGCAAATGGAATTGTTCAAACTAATGGTTCTGGTGTATTAAGCACTTCCGTAGATTTGCCAACAGCCACAACAATTGGAACTGCTTATGTGTATAGAGTGGGGGGAACTGATGTAGCGGTTGCAGATGGTGGTACAAATATAGGTTCGTATACAATAGGTGATTTAACTTATGCTTCAGGGACAACGGCATTATCTAAGCTTGCAGACGTAGCTGTTGGAAGTGTACTTATTTCGGGCGGTATAGGAGTAGCTCCAGCATGGAGTGTTTCCCCTGCTATAACTTCTGTTTCAATAGCAACTAACACCACAATATCAGAATCTGGCGGGGATACTTTAATTAGGAACTCCTCTGCTACAAACGATATAATCGAAAAGCTTGGTGATGCTGCTGCGGTAACAGCTAAGAAGATTGTAGATAGTGCAGACGTAGTCTTACAACAAGTAGACTCAGATGGTACACACCAAATTGGTAAACTTGGCGAGGACTCTGTAATAGAAGGAAAAGACTCAACTAACACAGCTAAATTCAAATGGAATACTAATGGTGATAGTTATGTGAATGGTGGTAATACGATTTTTGGTGGAACTGTTCCATTAGGTCTTGTTGATGTTGCTGGTTCAGTATCATTAAAAGTAAGAACGATAGCGGGGGCAACAGGAACAATTGCTATAACAGATAATGTGATTGTAGTAGATTACACTACGACTGGAACTGTAGCTTTAGATTTACCTTCATGTACAACAGCATGGAGTGCTGCGAATAGTACAGGTTTGGTATTCACTATCAAAGACTTAGATGCTAATGCAAA